CCATGGCGACCTTCCCGGTAAACACGGACAGAAGCGAGGATTTCGTCTGCGGTCACAGAGAAACCCTCGCTGTCCTTTGTACGCTTTGTAGCGATAATATCGGCAAAGCCGTTCATCTTACCAAAACTCATACTCACACCTTCCATTCCCGGTCGAGCCGCAGGAGCAGGTTGACGGTTGTCCAGACTTGCTGTCCGGCTTGCACATTATCTGCAAAGAAACCGCCTGTGGACCCGTCCCTGGACTCGTAAAAATGGGAGGCAAGCATAATCACCGCTTGCTCCGTAGTCGGCGGCATGGGGTGGTCGGCATAGGTGCCGGCAGGAATATGCTGATAGCTTTCGGCATAGGAGACGGCGGCGGTGATATAGCCCTTCAGCAAGGGATCGTCAGCCTCGTGTTCCAGTATTAAGTTTTGCTTGACCTTCGCCAGAAGTTCATTCATCGCCGTCGCCTCCCTTTATTACGCCGCAGCCATCTTCAGCAGCTTGACTGCCTCGGGCAGAACCAGCTTGCCGTCCACGCGCTCCTTGGCAACAAAGCCAACCATGCCGTTTCCGGCGAACAGTTCCTTCAGTTCGGCGAAGGAGCGGGTGCCACGATCACCGATGTTGTAGTAGTTGTAGTCGCCGAAAGCGATGGCAGGCAGACCTGCGGTCATCACGGGGAAATAAGGAGAGGTGTGTACAGGGTAGCCCAGGATGCGACCGGGTTCGCCGGCCTGCAGGGACTCCTGCCACAGAGGTCTGCCGTTCAGATCCTTCAGCTTACGCAGGGCAGCCAGGGTCTGGTCATTGCAGAGGAAAGAGGCGTTCTTGCGGTAGGGACGCTTCAGAGAGTACACCAGGTCGACGATTTCGTCATAGGTGATGTCATCGGCAGCTGCGGTGGTGACACCGATTTCTGCGCCGCCATCAGCGGCAAGCAGACCCAGGGGCTGACCGACGCCGGTACCATTGAGGAAGGCATCCTCTTCGGCATTGGCCAGAGCCTTGCCGAACTGGGTGATGATGTAGTTCTCCAGACCGAAGGCATTGTCATACAGCAGTTCCTCGGTCACCTTGATGGCGACGTGTAGCTTGTGAGCATCCAGAATAATCTGGTCGAAGGTGGCATCGCCAAAGGTCAGAGCCTCGCCCTCCTCAATCCAGGCGGCGGCAGGCTTATTGCCAGCGATGTTAATCTTATGCTCACCGCTGGTAGTGATGGTGTGACCCAGCTTGCGCATGATGCATTCCTCGGTCAGCACATCAATCAGACGGCTGTCATACTCTTCGGGGACCAGGTAACCGCCCTGGGAATCGACACCCTCGGTCAGCACATTGCTGATTCTGCGGAAGTTGGAGCGCAGGGCATCCAGCACCGCATTCTTATAGGCGACAGAGCCACGGCCGGTCTTGGGCTTATCCTCACCGGAGCCGTTCATGGGCTTGGCGGTGATGGGAGTAGTAACAGGCTTTGCCAGTTCAGCATCGATAGCCGCCTGGCGCTCCATACGGGCAATCTCTCTGCCCAGGTCAGCGATTTCCTGTTCCATACGGGTATAGGTGGCATCATCCTCGGCGGACAGCACACCCTTCTCGTTTCTACGAGAGTCCAGGAACGCCTTGGCGGCATTCCAAGCCTTTGCACGCTTTTCGCGCAGTTCGTGAATAGTCATGATAAAAATCCTCCTTAATGTTTCATGAGATTGAGCCGCTCGTAGAGGTCATCTACCTTGCGGCCGGTGGGTTTGGGTCTTGTCTGGGCGGCATCCGCAATCATGCGATGACGCAGCTTGTTGACCAGGGATGTGTTGACCGCCTTCCGGGAGAACAGCATGGATGCTTTGGATTTTTCCTTGTCATCCTCGTCCTCCTCGGCAGGGGCGCCGGGGGCATCTTTGTCCTCATCCTCATCGTCCTCTTCATCCGGCTGGACAGGAACGGCAGCGGCAGTTCTCTGCAAGATTTCATCTGCAAAGCCCAGCTCCACAGCCTTGTTGGCGTCCATCCAGGTTTCGGCATCCATAAGGTGGGACAGTTTTGCGCGGGACAGACCAGTCTTGATTTCGTAGGCGTTGATAATGGAATCCTTGACGCTTGCCAGCATCTCGATGGCCTTTTCCATCTCGGCGGCATCGCCCATAGCGACGGTCATGGGATTATGGATCATCAGCATGGAAACCGGGGACATCAGCACCCTGGTACCTGCCATGGCGATAACGGATGCAGCGGAGGCTGCGATGCCGTCAATTTTGACCGTGACATTGCCCTTGTAATCCATCAGCATATTGTAGATTTGAGCTGCCGCCACGCAGTCGCCGCCAGGACTGTTAATCCACACGGTGATGTCGCCGCTTCCGGCATTCAGTTCATCTGCAAACAGCTGGGGTGTAACATCGTCATCGAACCAGCTTTCTTCGGCGATGGTTCCGTTCAGATGCAGTGTCCTCTCCATCGGAGCCGTCTCCGTCAGAGCCTGATTCGTCCACTTCCAAAACTTCTTCATCGGTTTCTTCCTCCTTTCCGCTATCGTTGGGGGTTGTATTCGCAAAAGCACCCGCATCTTTCATGGGGAGCATATTGCCGTTAATGAGGTATAGGTCGCCGCCCTCCTCGGCCGGAATGCGGTCGAGGTTTTCCAGTTCACGGATATCGTTGGCGGACATCCAACCGTTCTGGCGACCAATGGCGTAGCCGTTCATGCGGCTTTGGTAATCGCCACGGAGCAGACCTTCCAGATTGAATTTCACGAAATACTCGCTTTTTTCTTCCGCAGAAAGGAGCGCACGCATAATCGACTGCTCCCACCGGATAACCCAGGGGTCCAACGTGTATTTCACAAACTCAAGGGACTGCTGCTCGATATTTGAAAAGCTCGATTTATCGAGGTCACCTACCATATGGGGCGGCACTCGGAAAATTCGAGCAATTTCATTGATTTGGAATTTACGGGTTTCCAGGAATTGTGCTTGCTCCGGGGAGATGCCGATGGGCGTGTATTTCATGCCTTCTTCCAGGACAGCGATTTTATTGGCGTTGCCGCTGCCGCCGAAGGTGGACTGCCAGCTTTCCCGGACTCGCTGCGGGTCCTTAATCGTGCCAGGATGCTCCAAGACACCGCCGGGAGCAGCACCGTTGGCGAAGAACTTGGCTCCATACTCCTCACAAGCAATAGCCATGCCGATGGCATTTCGGGCCATTGCGATAGGACTGTAGCCTACAAGACCGTCGAAGCCCAAGCCGGGGATATGCAGAACATCGGTAGTCCGCAGGGTGACTGCGAATTCTTTGTTCTTGATAGCCTCGTCCGGACCCCGGTAGTAGGTGTAGTACAGCTGCCCATGCTCATCTCTGTCCACGGACATTTTGTTGGGCATCAGCGGATACAGCGCGATGACCTCATTTTTGCCATTGCGGATAATCTGGGCATAGGCGTTGCCCCACAGGAGCAAGTGGGTCATCAAGGTCTCCCGGAACACAAAGGAACTCATCTCCGGGTTCGGCTCGTCGTGCAGGAGCAGATACAGCGGATGGTCGATTGCCTTCTCCTTGCCGCCGTCTTTGGTGTAGCGGTAAAGGTGCAACGGCAGACCCGCCACAGCTTCTGCCAGGATGCGGACGCAGGAGTATACAGCAGTCATCTGCATGGCAGAGCGTTCTGTGACGGTCTTACCGGAAGAAGATCCACCCATGTAAAAGGTGTATCCGCTGCCTGCTGTGCGATTGGAAGGCTTATCCCTGGAGCGGAATATGCCTGTGAATAAACCCATAGGGGTCACCTCCAGTTAGATATAAAAAATGCCCCGGTCATCGTAGACCGAAGCACCAGTATCGTTGCCACAGCGGATTGCACGGTCGAGGGCCATAATAGTGGCGACCGCACCGTCAATCTTTTCCGTGGACTTTTCTTTGTCCGGCTTAATGTTGCCCGCCGGGTCCGTGCGGATAAAAATGTTATCCATCATCCATCGCAGTACCGGATGTCCGCTATGGACGATTTTGCCCTCCAGCACCAGCTTCATCAGTTCCTTGCTAGGGGGACTCATATCTTTAAAGCCCTGGCCGAAAGGAACGACAGTAAAGCCCATACCTTCCAGGTTCTGCACCATCTGCACAGCACCCCATCGGTCAAATGCGATTTCTCGGATATTGAAGCGTTCGCCCAACCGCTCTATGAATTTCTCAATAAAGCCGTAGTGAACGACATTGCCTTCGGTGGTCTGCAGGAAACCCTGCCGCTCCCACACATCGTATGGCACATGATCGCGCCGGACCCGTAGAGGCAGGTTTTCTTCCGGTATCCAGAAGTACGGCAGAATGATGAATTTATCGTCTTCGTCGGTAGGCGGGAATACCAGCACCAACGCTGTGATATCCGTTGTGGAGGACAGGTCAAGACCGCCGTAGCAGATGCGTCCTTCCAGGTCGTCCTCATTGACGGCAAAGGCGCATCTGTCCCATTTCTCCATCGGCATCCAGCGCACCGCCTGCTTGACCCATTGATTAAGGCGAAGCTGACGAAACGCATTCTCCTCGCCGGGATTCTGCTTTGCGGACTCGCAAGCATCCCGGACCTTGTCGATGCCAACGGTAATGCCCAGAGAGGGATTTGCTTTCTTCCAGGTCTTAGGGTCCGTCCAGTCATCTGACTCATCCGCACCGTAAATTACCGGATAGAATGTGTGGTCGATTTTCCGACCTTCAATGATGTCCTTGGCTTTTTGGTGGATCTCGTAGCAGATGGACTTGGTATCATTGCCGGCCGTGGTAATGAGAAAGTACAGCGGCTGCATACGGGCATCACCGGAGCCCTTGGTCATGACATCAAACAGCTTTCGGTTTGGCTGCGTATGCAGCTCGTCAAAGACAACGCCGTGGGTGTTGAAACCGTGCTTGTTGCCGACGTCAGCGGACAGTACCTGGTAGATACTTCCGGTGGGCATATAAATCAGCCGCTTTTGCGAATCCAGAATTTTTACTCGTTTGCCCAGGGCAGGACACATACGCACCATGTCAGCCGCCACATTGAAAACAATGGATGCCTGTTGGCGGTCGGCAGCACAGCCATACACCTCGGCTCGTTCTTCACCGTCACCACAAGTGAGAAGCAAAGCAACGGCGGCAGCCAGTTCTGACTTGCCCTGCTTTTTGGGAATTTCAATATAGGCGGTATTGAACTGACGGTAGCCATTGGGTTTCAGCGTTCCGAAAATATCTCGGATTATCTGCTCCTGCCAATCTATCAATTCAAAAGGCTTTCTTGCCCATGTACCTTTCGTATGGCAGAGGCATTCAATAAAGCCGACCGCATAGTCAGCGGCATCCTTATCGTAGTAGGAGCCCTTGGCCATAAAGCGTGTCGGCTTGTACTTTTTCAGTTTTCTGATATGCGGTCACCTCCTCAAAAAGGGAATAAAAAAACAGCCCTTACGGCTGTAACGAGGAACAGAGCCTTGCGGCTCCATCCCTTGGCATGGGGGAAATTTACTTCTGCATCCGCAGGGCATCAATCTTGGCGCGTTCTCCGGTGGCCCAATCGGTGTAATTGGCGTTGACCTTGGTGGTGCCGGCAATCTTGTAGCCAACGTTCTCAAAGGCGACCAGGGTCTTAATCAGACCGGAGAAGGTGCTGCTGATGGTGAACTCGGTGATGCCGTTGGCATCCAGGGTGGCGGCGATGGCTTCAATGTCCTCGTCCCAAATGACCTCGTTGAAATCGAGGAGGTCGTTGCCGCAATGGCAGCTGGTCCGGTAGGCCCAAAAGGCGGTGGGGTTGATTCCCTCGGCCCGCAGGTCCTTAACCTGGTTGGCAATAGCGTTCTCAAAGGCTGCGATTTTCTTCATGGTGTGTACCTCCAAAATGTGTTGTTTTCCTTTCGGTGTACACATATTCGCTCTAAACTGCCAGAATAGCAAGTTATATCTGCGGCATAAACTACACAATGTTTTGCCGGGAATATGTGTAGTTTACTGGTCATTTCTGACCGGAACTTCGATGTAAACATCGTCGCATTCGCAACCGAGCATCTGCCCACCGCAGGCAGGGCAACGCTCTACATCACAGCCCCAATGGTGGTAGTAGCCGTACTTGGCTCCGCAGTCAGGACAGCGTTCACCAGGAATGCCCCAGCCTTCCTCGCCATAGCGTTGCCGGGGGTGCCGCTTGCCGTTGCAGAAAACATACCGGATAGAACAGCCGGAGGCACGGAGCATTTCCTTGCCGCAGATATTACACCGTGCCATCAGTCAACCACCTTCCTGCAGGAGTCTTCGCCATAGGCAACGCCTAGGCCGGACCCACAGTCCCAGTCTACATGGATTGTGCCAATGTCATCCACATGGGATACCGTACCACGGCAGCCGGGAGTCAGCTTCGTGTTGAAGGGGTCGCTCATGTGTACCAGTTCCACACGGGTACCACGAGGGTACATCTCCTTGAGCCGCTTGACCGTTTCTCTGGAAATACCGTACATTCTTATTCCACCTCCTTTGCCTTGGGGCCGGATTTGAATGCGGAGCTTCCGGTAAAATTCCGAAGCAGAATCTTCCGAGCCATCTTGTACTCTTCGCCGATGAAGCCCAGCCGGAGTAGGAAGCACCGGAATGCGTACTTCTCGTTGTCGGCAGCTTTTTCCTTGGCAACCACCCTGGTCTGATTCCGTGCCATTTCGCACAGCTTGCAGATGAATGTATCAAAGGCATTGATTTCTTCCGGGGTGGGTTCGCCGGGAAACCAGGGGAAGGACACCTTGGTGTCGGTAACCTCAATGGGCAAGCTGTCGGCACCCAGAGCCTTCTTGATAAGGCTTTCCTTGGCGGCGGTGATTGCCTTGAGGTTTTCCAGGTTCTTGTCCGTGAAAAGGGACCGAGGCAT